AAAATCACAATTACTACAATGGATTCGTTATGAAGCATCCAAAGTTGATGTTATGGGATTTCTTTTAGATGGAAGGATTCAACACTTCAATGGAGATGTTGAACAAGTAGTAATAGATAGATTTGAAGTTAGTGAAGCAGGCGGAAGAATTGCTAAATTAAGAAAAACATATATGAGTGCCTCTGGAGCTTATAGTGGTTACGGTACTCCGATTTGGGCATTATATAGAAAAGTCAGATCTATGTATGATAGTTGTACTAGAAGATGTGGAACGTATGAATTAAATACAACAAGACGTCAACATTGTATGATAAAATGTAAAGTTAAAAAATATGAAGCTCAACTTACTGCTGCTGAAAAAGCAGATAATAAAACAGAAATAGATAAGTCAAAAGCAGCTTTATTGAAAGCACAAGCTACATTAAAGAAATCTATAGCTTCATTTAAATCAAGAGGAGCAGAAGAATAAACGAAAGGAAATATAATGGAGTATAAAGAGAAAATTGCTGAATTACTAAAGAACAATATGACAGAAAGAGCGTTTAATTTATGGAAGGGTATTGATCGTGTACTTCCTAATACTTGGAATAAGGCAACATCATCAACAGGAAAATGGCATAAGAAATTAAATGGTGATGTTCCTAGTCAAGGAGAGCATGTTTATGAATTACTTTATGCAGCAACTAAAGTTATGAGATTGTTCGATATTAAATTAAGAACACCTAATGGGGATAAAATGTTGCTTGCAATTGCTTTACATGATTCATTGAAATATGGAAAACAAGGAAGTCGAAGACACACAGATATTAAACATGATCAATCAGCTGCTGATATGGTTAATATTAATAGAGATATATTTTTAGAAATATTAACTGAAGAACAATTTCAAATCATGGAGGAATCTATGAGATTTCATTCTGGTCAATGGAGTACAGATGTACCAAAAAATAAACCTTTTTCTTTTAAGGATTATAATCCAGAGACTCTTTTTGTTCACGTATTAGATATGATGAGCACAGCTGATTTAATTCAGACTGACGTGAGGAATTAAATGACATTAGCATCTACTATATTAGTTTCCGAATTACAAGCGTGGTTTCATTCGTTTGTAGTTGGATCATCAATTAATAAGAATGAGGTTCCTTTGCCAGTTGATATTGGTTCAGTTTATCTTACACCCAATTCATTTATAGCTCTTCTTTTTAATGATGAATTTGATACAATAACATATCCAACATATAAATATCTGTATAAAGAAGAAAGTATTTCTTGTTGGCCCAATATTGTTAAACATCGAATTATGATTTATCCAGCATCAGCTAAATATCTTATAACGGATGATGATGAAGGAACGAATGTCTTTACTTTGCAATCTGATGATTTTGTTTTATTGAATTCTTTATTAGCGTATAGAGGGGATTCAACTGGAGTAACAATAGTTGATTCCCTCTCTACCTCTTTTGATTCAACTGCAAATATTTTATATGCGAACTATGAAAACTTATCGACTGTTTTATCAAAGCTAATTTTCTTATATTTAGATTTAAAAATATATAGTAACTATTCCAATTATAATAATTCAACATTAGTATCAAACGGAACTGTTTTAGAATCTCTTTATGAAATGTATGTTATGGATCAGTATTTTGACTACATGACTTTAAGAGAACCAGATATTACTACGTTTGACTAAGGGGAGATAAAAATTTGTTTACAGTAGATAACTTTTGGGACATATTCACTGCAGCAAGTGGAGAAACTGTAGATGGTATGACGGAAGTGCTTGATTCCCTTGCCAAGGATGCTAAAGCTAAAGGTCAATTATATTTCGATTTTGTTCTTGGTGGAGCTCCTCCTACTAATGAAAATGATTGGTTACGTTTAAGAGCTTTTTTACTTGACTGGTATGCATCCCATCAAACTATTGGTTCAGCAACATCAAAAATAACAGATCCAAGAACTCTTTCTAATTCTGATATTGATGAGTTATTTAGAAGTTTTGGATATAACTATTCTCCACAATTAAAGGGACATGATGAAAATCCCACTGATTTAAAAATTAATTTCTTTTTAGATCTTGTTAATTTGTATAAACGAAAAGGAACACCACAAGCAATTGTTGAAGTGTTACAATATTATGGTGTTACAAAAGTAGATGTATATGAGTTTTTTATAAAGTTAAAAAATGTAAATTCTTTAATTTTTGAAGGAACAGCAATTGCTGGAACAACAACTAATCCTTCTAAACTTATATTTGAATATGAAAGATTAACTGCTGAAGATCCTCACTGGTTATATACTGAAGAACAAATTCTACAACTCCAACAAACAAATGATATTAACCTTCCTTCTAAAACTCCCTATTTAGGTGTTCGTCCAATAGCTGCTATTGATGGTGCTGAAATTGGTATACTCATTCGACTTGTGCAAGATCAATTTCAGTATTATTTAGATAATGGAGTACCCCCAGAAGCAAATGCTGAAGTTAGTGAAATAGGTGAGGTCGTTTCTTTATTAGAACTCTATCTATCAGTTTTATATGTTTTTATTAAGCAATACAATGTTGGTCAAACTGGAGATAGTTTTATATGTTACGATGGAACTAGTTCTATAATAACTGATATAGTAGATGAGTTTGAAACTGCAACTACTAAACCATTAAATAGAGCAGAGATTCTATCTGGTCTTACAACATTTTATGATGGATTTACTAGAGAAAATCCTAGAAACTTTCTACAAAACAAGACAGATGCTGAAATGTTTTTAACTCTAATAAATCCTTCATTAAAAGCTTCATTAGACTCTACTACATTAACAGACTCCGAGTTATTATTTAGTTTAATGAAAGATCTTTCATCTTGGGTTCGTATTAATCTTGGATATGGTTTTGTAAATATGGGTTTCATTATGTTTGGTTTAGATTCATTCTTTGATGATCTCAAACCTGTTATTAATTTCTTTAAACCATATAGAGCAAGACTATTACTACTTGAATTATTACAAATAAGTAATCCTCTATTTAATACAATTATTGTTGAAGATGATCCTGAACCTCCAAGTGTAGAATTTCCTTTATATGAATGGTTAACAGCAAATGGGAATCCTTGCTGTACAGAAGAAAATATTGATTCAACTGGACCATGTACAATTTGTTTAGAAGATTCAACAAGTAATTTATATTATGCAAGGGAAACTTATGACTGTGGTTCTTATCATGATATTGGTGCTGTATCAGATATAAGACAAACTGATTTCTTTCCATTTATAGAGGAAATACGTCATATACCATTAGTATGTATTCCACCTGATTTAGATTCAACTGCAATTGTTTTCAATGAAGTTGTACAGGGAGAGATGATTGCAGATGGTACGTCTACAGAAATAATAACGGATTCTACTTCTGCTGGAGGTTTGATTTATGAGGAAGTAACGACTGGAGGGTTTGCTAATTTTGATGGTGAACAGGGAGATCCTACTGGTTATGTTTATGATCCTGCTGATGGAACTAGTGTTATTGCCACTCTTTATGAAAATCATTCATCTGGAAAATTTGATTGTCAAACAGCATTTGATCAAGTCCGTATTAAAGTTTATGATGAAACTTGTTATCCATCATATACTGAAACTGTGGGACCTGATTATTGGGATCCTGTTACAGGAACTTGGGTAGTCGATAGATATGAATCTGTAGGTGATAACATAATATTAGATACGATAGATACAACAGCTCATTCTTGGATTGATTGGCGACCATCTACAATGCAATTAACATTTGATAATGATGATGCTCAAATGTCGGATATGTATGCGTATGATGAAAATAATAATATGATAATGGAATATAATGGAAAAAATATAAATGTTTCTAATCCTATTGATCTTAAAATAGTATATACTGAACCTTATAATTTTCGTCGATTATATATAAATGATAATAATTCATTTGATGTTGTTAGTATTGAATTTTATGAGAATTGTAAGGATGAATTAATTTCAATTGTCTCTGATGGAGCTGATGATGGATGGGCATACGATGATGGAAGTGGTTTTAATTCTAGTGATACTCATAATAGAATGGGAATATCAGGATCGGATAAGGCAATAGTATGGTATCGTTTTCAAAATGTTGAAATTCCTCCAAACTCAACTATAAATAGTGCTCTTATAAAATGGAATGTTTATTCAGGTAGTACCGTTGCCACTGTTACTACTAAAATTCAATGTGAATTGGTTGCAGATAGCACTGCTCCTATCAGTGGTATTGATGTAATAAATAAACCATTGACTACAGCATTTGTACAAAAAGCACTTTTTTCTCCAGGAGGAACTGGATGGGTTATAGATAAATGGTATGTGAGTACAAATTTTAAAACTGCATTACAAGAGGTAATTGATCAAGGTGGATGGAGTTCAGGTAATGCGGTGACTGTATTTTTATATTGTACTTCTTCACAAAGTAATGCTCATAAAGACACTAAGAGTTATGATAGTTATCCAGAATATGGTGCTGAATTATGGGTGGATTTTTCAACACCATAATAAAATAAAAAAAAAAAAAAGAGATGATGATATAACTTTTAACACCACCTCTCCATCCTGGTTAAAGATTAATTACTTACATGTCCCTTTTCCTCCACCGGTTTTGGGACCACTTCCCTTACCGGTTTGTCCCTGTCCTTGACCTCTTCCATCTTTGGGTCCTGTGGCACCCTTTGGTGGTCCTGATCCATCTTTCTTTGGGATGATTTGATTTTTCACCTCCTTTTAATAGAATGTATTTTTTGATTCAGAGCAGAAGAGATCATCCTTACTGGGAAAAGATACGGAGATGATCGCCCCGAAGTCTCCACCAGCTTAGGTCCTCTGCTCTGAAACTGATTAAAAAAAGATATAAGTCTAATTCTATCAGTTATTAATATATATAGTTAGAACATATATATGTACACCAACAAATACACCAACTGACTTTAAATAAATTTGAGGTCTTAGTCAGTGACCTGTAAAAGGAGGATGTTATGATGACTTACAAAGATCGTTTCGTTACAGAAATCAAATGTGGTGGTAAAATTCTTCGAGTAAAGGATGATACTGTTTATCTACCCTTTAAGTCAGAGTATTCATTGCTATTAAAAAATTTGAATACTCAAAGAGCATCAATTAATATTGATATTGATGGACAGGATGTTTTAGATGGACACAGTTTAATTATTAGTGCAAATGAAACATCTGAATTGATGGGTTTCTTAAAAGGAGCAACAGCTAAAAACAGATTTAGATTTATTCAGAAAACAAAACAAATACAAGAACATCGTGGTGATAAGATTGAAGATGGTGTTGTAAGAGTTGAATTTGCATTTGAGAGACCAGCTAAAGAACCTTGGATCACTAAAACTATTGATGAAGTTCATCATCATCACCATTATGATCCACCATTTAGATATGATCATTATGGAAGTAATGCGGATTGGACTTATAGTAATGGTGGAGATAGTGGAGATGGTAGAGATACAATTAGAGGAAGAGGAATTGCAAGTTTTGGTGAACCAGTTTCTTCATATAATTGTAGTGTTGAAAATCTTGGAGTGACTCCTGCACAGGATGAAGGAATTACTGTAAAAGGCTCCCAGATTAATCAAGCTTTTAACTATGCTTCAATGGGTCCTTTAGAAGACTCAAAAGTTATAATTATTAAACTTTGTGGTTTAACAGAAAGTGGTGTAAAGATAAAAAGTTCATTATCTGTTAAGAATAAAATTACCTGTCCTAGTTGTGGAAAGAAATCAAAATCTTCAGCTAAATTTTGTTCTAGATGTGCAACATTTCTAGAATAGAGTGGCCATCGACGGGCCTGGGGGTGCAGTTTAATTTGATATAGATAAAATGATGCTCTATATCCCTGCACCCCCTATTTTTTCGTTTCAAGTATCTAATCTCAAAAGGTTTTTAGAACAAAATATAAACTTTATCCGCTATTACATAAGAAGGAAGAATACTATGGAAAATAAGATAAAAACGACTGAGGTTCAGATCCATGATCATTATGGTGAAGAATGTTTAGGAGATTCTTTTAACAGAGATGTGAGTATTAGTAGAAGACCACTAGGTGTGGTTCATATCTTTGAAATAGATGAGAATGGAAAAAAACAACTTGTTAGAAAAAATAATTTAGTTGTTTATAATGGAAGAGAAGCGCTTGCTCAAATGTTAGTTAGACAAAATAATTCATCAAGTTCAAATGCTCCGAACGCAAAAGATCATTTTCTTAGCTGGTTTGGTTTAGGTAATGGCGGAGTCCTGCCAGCTGATCCTTTAGATCCTGTACCACCAACATTAATTAATACTGATCTTAATTCAGCTGTAGAAATTAATGCAGACGATTCAACTGCAGCAGATAGTGGATTTAAACATCCATTTGATCAAATTGAATTTGAAAGGGATCCATTAAATGATGATAAATGGTTAATTCTAAAAATTACAGTTACTATCGGAGTTGATGATGCAAATGGTAAGCAAATAAGCGAGGCAGGTTTATTTACTGCAACTTCAAATGCAGGAGGTTGGTCGGGTGACTTTTTCTTATTTGCAAGGGTTACCTTTTCATCAATTGTAAAGACTTCAGATAGAAGATTAGTCTTTGTGTGGTATCTTTACGTCTAAAGGATATTAGAAAATTTTAAAAGGAATTTTGAACTTAGACCTGGAGAGAAAGGAAAACGATAAACTAGAGCTATAAAAAAAATTTAATATGGAGGTTATGAAAATGGCTAATGTTTCTCCGGGTGTATACACCAAAATTATTGATCTTTCTGCTTATGTACAAGCTGTACCGTCAACCATTGGTTTTCTGTGCGGTTTTACACATAAGGGAAGAGACAATGAATTGATATTTTTAGGTTCACGAGCAGAATTAATTTCTGAATTTGGTGAACCTAATATTACGGATTTTGGAAAGAGTTATGGACAAGGTCCATATGTAGCGTACAATTACTTAGGTGAATCCGGTGCATTATTTTGGATTCGTCTATTACCAGATGATGCACAATATGCTAACTTTAGAGTTGATAGTTCATTAAATACTGATGGAACTTCTTCAATTTCAATTACGTATGTTGATAGTTTAAATTCTATAGCAGAAGTTACAACAAATTTAGAAGCAGTTGGAGATACCAAACCAGTTGCATTTCTTAGACCAATTGGAAGAGGAGATTATTATAACGCTCTTGGAATACGACTTACAGAGCACTCCAATCCAACACTTACTGGGGTTTATGTTCTAGATGTATATGAGAAACAATCGGATGATGATGATGTTATTATTGAATCATTTGAAGTTTCTTTTGAACCCAAAGCTGTCGATTCAGCTGGTGAGTCCATTTTTATTGGATCAATTCTTGAAACATATTCATCTGTTTTAAGAGCAGATATGGAACTTGCAAGTGGTGATTATACAAGTGGTTATGAGTTAGCAGTTAAAGAGTATGATAAAGAAATTGGAACTACAACTGTTGTAGATACTACTGCTGCAGCAACTATCACTGATATTAAACAAGATTTCTCTGAATGGGAATCGGCAGCATCTCCAGCAGATTATGTTGTAGTTGCTAAAGATGGTAGAGGAAATGAAATCTGGGGTTGGTTAGGAGCTTCATCAGGAGTCGATAATGAAACCATCAGTGTATTTAAAGAAAGAAGTCTTACTACACAGTCATGGAATGGTACTGATGATGCAATAGCAGCATTTGATGTTAATTCCACAGTTACATATACAGTTAGACAATCATATATAAATATTGCTGATGCATTTAGTTCATCGGAACCAGTTCCTCTAAGAAAAGGAACTGAAGGATCATTATGGATAAGTGGTGCTCTTAATACTGATGAATCAGGTGGTAATGCTCTATATTCAGCACCAACTCTACTTGAACAAGGATATACAGGTGTTCTAACAAATCCAAATACTGGAAATTATGTAGATGAAGTATTGGATACTGAAAACATTTATTTTTCAATTGTATTTGACGCTGGTTATCCATCAGATACAAAAACAGCTATCAGTACACTTTGTACAACCAGAAAGGACTGTATTGGAGTTCTTGATAATGGTGATAATGTATCAGTGACTTCTGCATTGGCAACACGTACAGCAAGTCATCCATTTAATAACTATTATGTTTCATTGTATGAATCATATAATAAAGTTTCTGATCCATTTACAGGTCAAGATATTTGGTTCTCTCCAATGTATCATATGGCATACTTGTTACCAAGAAATGATAATATTGCTGAACTTTGGTTTGCAGCAGCTGGATTCACTAGAGGTGCAATTGATAGTATTAAAGAGCTTAGATATAATCCAAGACTTGGACAAAGAGATCAAATGTATCTAAAACAACTAAACCCAATTGTTCAATTTTCAGCTGGTTATGTTGTTTGGGGACAATTGACATCTCAAGCTAAAGCAAGTGCATTACAAGATGTTAATATTGTAAGACTTGTTCTGTATTGCAAGAGAGCTCTTGAACAATTCTGTCGTTTCTTTATCTTTGAACAAAATGATCCTATTACATGGGGACAAGTAGGTGGAGCAATAACAGAGTTCTTGGAAGTTATTAAGAACAAAAGAGGTCTTGATTCTTATTCTATTGAGGTTGGTGCAACCGATTATGAGAAGAAAACAAAGACCTTCCATGTTAATATCATTCTACAACCAACCAGAGTGGTTGAGAAAATTGAGTTGAACTTTTTTATTATATAAAATTTAGACAAAAAAAGACCGACTGATTAATCAATTATTAGTCGGTCTTTTTTTCGTTGTTAGATCAATCAATTCGATCTATTGATGCTAGAGTTTCTTGTCTATCCAATTCTAGTTCATCCAATCTCAAAAGATTTTGAATAGCACTTTCTAAATAAAATTTACTATTCTGAATCAATGGAAATATATTGACCATATGAACTGCCATGCCAGATGATTGTTTCACAACTTCTTTCATAAACACATCAAACGCTTCTTCCTTATTACCATTCCATAACAACTCTGTAAAACTAAACTTTTTAAATGAAGTGACTATTAATCCCAACTCATCTAGACACATTAAGTATGCAGCAGCTGATGCTATTGCTTGTCTTTCCTGCATATGATTTTGAGCATATGATAATAAACTGACTTTAAGGAAACCTGTGGTCTTAATAACCGCATTGGTTTTACTAATTAAATCGAGCGTAATATAATCAGGATATTTAAAAAATCCCATTCTTTCTCTCATACCCATATACTCTTCAATAATAAAGTCTTCCGGTACTGCTATCACATCAGTAATTTGTATTCCCATAGTAATTGAAATAACTCCTTTTAGTGTTTACTAATTTTAATATGGGGGAGAAGTGAAAAGGTATTTCCATGTTCCATATCTGAAAAGAAATCCCCATCATTATCTCCATATTCAAATTTGTATAAATAGTAGAATTTATTTTGCTCACAAAAATCTCTTGCTATTTGTCTTGCTAATGTCAATGTATAAATTTGACGTTCTTCATAAAGTAGATGTCTATAGTAATAGTTTTTATTAAGATCATCTTCTGTAATATTATGTCTTTTTTTAAAGTCGAGTTCATACTTTCTATAATGAAGTTTCTCCTTCCAATATTTTCTATATTTTGGTTGACGACAAAGGTGTTCCATAGATCCTACTGTTATATGTTGAGCGAGATCTTCAATAAGATTTTTATCATTGGGATTAAGTTGAATAATATGTTGATTATTTTTTGAATCTTTAAAAACTTGTTTTGCTTTACTTCTATCTTGAATGTACTTTATAACATCTTTAAGATACATTATTTTCTTTGGCCAACCAACCATAAATGATGATGAACTTGAGTTGGTTACAAAGTCAAATTTTATTCTCATAATAACCTCTTTAAACTTTTATAAGTTAGATTTCTTTTGTTATCATACACACCTCCTTCCATTTCTAATTGTTCTAACTCATGAGTATTAAAAAATCTATAATCTGAAAGTCTATTCTTACATTTTGAGCATAGTCTATAAGGTGATATTACTCTATGGAGAATATCAAAAGGATCACACCAGTCTTTAGGATTATTCTTAATACATTCTGGACACATTATATTATCACACATTTTCTATTCCCCCTAAAATTGAATTGGACAAACGTTTGGTTGTTTCTTTAGTTTTCTTCTGAATGATTTAAAAAGATTAGAAGTATTCCATATTTTTTCAATTGTTTTTGTTCGTGTAATTTTATAAGAGGGAGATTTAGAATGGATAAAACTACAAGGAGTCATGATTAATGATGGACTTATATATGCTGATTCTTTTGCAACATTGCAGGTTTGTAATAATGGTTCCATATATTTTGGAATTTTTTTAATATGATTAACTAAACAGGCATCTATACCAATTTTTGTCAATCCTTTTCTTTCTAATATTAATTCTGAAAACACTGATATGTGATATGGTTTTGGTTGTAAAGAGTATAGATGTTTAGCGTTTCCTACTGGTTTGAATAATAAAAAAACAACTGCATTTATTTTATCTAAATTTATTTTACGTTTCCAAGGATTGTGACCATGGAGTATTAAAATACATTTCTCATATGAAGCAGATGTAAATACAAGATGAATACTTGTTTTTATATTTGCTTCTTGAAATCTTTTAATTGCGGTATATGTATAGTCTTGTCCATAATCACTTACAGCAACTGTACCACACATCTTTGAAATTTCTATCTGTTCATCTGTAAGATTAAAACCACTTGTTGTATAAGTGGGAACAACATCGCGTTTGATAGCATATTCAACAATCTCTTTAAAT